TATTCATAATCTTTTTTTATATCCTCAGTAGAGGATGAAGATAAATTTTGTATATCTTTTTGTACTGGTTCTGTAGAAATAATATCTCCAGCAACATCAAATGCTTCGTTCAATTCATCAAATTTTTTAGTCATTTTCATTTCTCTATCAATAAGTTACACTGAAACCGAAATCATCTCCATCTTCAATAAGTGAGTCATCTGCTGTAGCAATTGATTTAATCGGTGCTCCTCTGAGGTGTACGACAGCATCCGTATTGTCTTGACCCCTCTTAACCTTAATACTATCAGTTGACAGAACTTCAGTTACATATACCTCTTCTCCATCAAGATCAATATAGGTGTCTGCTGTAATTGTTGACTTATCATCAACTTTGATAACTGTGTCCGTAGCAGTAATGTCGTCAGTGAGTCTAGTGAGCACAGTTCCAGTATAATTTTTAAGAGCTCTTGGTTCAACTGCGTACTGCACATCTCTTTGTGGTGTTCCAGTTCCAAGAGTTCCTGCAGTAAATCCAACAGTAACTTTTTTGATAATATCGGAACTTGCCGCAGTGATTGGCCCAAAGAGATATGTTTTTGCGCTAAAACGCAAAGTGTATACTAATGCCCTTCTTGTAGTGTAATCTCCTTCATAATCATCACTCATTGAGAGTCCTTCCAGAATAACTGGAATATCTCTCTTTTCTCCAATTGTTTCTACAAGATTGACCGACATACTATATGCTGGTTGAAAATATGGTAAAATTTGCTCTATAATTTGGAGCATATCATCATTCAACTTTGTCATAATCGACAACTCAAATTCCATATTATATGGAACTGGCATATATGCGGTTTGAAAATTATCTTGATCTGAAGTTAATGCTTTTTTAAATTTTTGAGTTTGAGTTACCTTTCTTGATGGATCGTAACTGAGACCAACAAACTCAAATGACATTCTTGGCAATGACAATGAAACAGATTTGTTTAAATCTGGTTGTTGATTTACTCTTGCCAAAAACTTTTGTGTTGGTCCATAAGCAAGAGGGACTCTAAACTGATTGGAAGTATTGCCAGAAGAGTCCTCTTGTTTTATGACAATATTATTAAACAAAGAACCGAATGATATGATGGTCCTTCTAAAAATTTCGTTATAAAAATACTCAAACATTTCTTCGATTCTTTTGTTAACTATTATTTATGGTTCAGGGCATACCAAAAGGATTTGTTTCTGAAAAATCGATAATATTATCGGCTTCTGATTCTATCTCATTATTGGAGGTAAAACCATCTTCAGAATAAACAGCAGATGAAAGTTTGTAACTTGCTGAAGATGCCGATCCAACAATATTTTCTCCAACAAAGAATGATCCATCTTGGTTAACAACTTCCAACTTAGCAGTAGATGCAACCCAATTAAGAACTCTTGCTGTTGTTCCTGAACTTGAACCGGTAACAATTTCATTCTTCTGGAATGTTCCAACTCCAGTTTGATTTGGCGCACCAATTGTGATTGTTGGAGCTTCAGTATATCCAAGACCTGCATTTGTAATATAAATGGCACTAATTGTACCGGCAGCACTAACAACAACCGTAGCCGCAGCAGAAACTGTAGCAGTTCCAGAGAATGTTACTGATGGTGCCGTTGCTGTAGTATATCCAGATCCACCTCCAGTAATGGTTACGATACCAATAACACCATCTCCAATTATTGCCGTAGCAGCTGCTCCAACTCCATCTCCAATAAATTGAATGCCTGGTGCTTCAGTATACCCAGAACCTGGATTGACAACAGTGACACTTTGAATTGATTTACTTATTGGATTTACATTGTTTTCGCAAGCAACAATTCCAGATATTCTCACAGCAGTAGCAATACCAGTTACTCCTCCAGTTGGAGCAGATGAAATCGCTACTCTAGGATTATATGTATATCCACCACCCCTATTAGTTACGGAAATTTGTCTAATGCCACCGTCAGAAACATATCCAATTGTTGCTAATGCTGTTGTACCTACCCCAACCAAAGAAAGAATAGTTGAAAATGCCGAAGCACCAATAAGTTCTCCTCCTCCACCAGCACTCAAATCATCACCATAACTTCCAAGAGTGCCAGTTATTGAATCATCAATTTCTTCAATATCCGTATCAATAATTTCATTTTCTGGTCTGAAGAGTTCACATTTTAAAGTATAAACATAAGTTTTTTGTAGTTGATAAAATGGTTGCTCATGCTCTACGAATTTAATTTCAAATAATCTATCACCAAGAGGAAAATATATTAAATCACCTTCCTTTGGTCTAGTGCTAAGTTTAATATTATCTTTTCCTGCTAAAAGGGGAGAGATATACGTCTGAAATCTCTCCTTCGATATTGTTAAAGTTACTTCTTGAGTAGATTGAATGCCAAACTTTGAAAGAATAGTTGTCTGATCACCATATCCTTCAAAGTTTTCTAGATATGCCTCAATTGGATGAGCCTCATCAAATGTTGATTCAATAACTTCTCTGATGACTGTCTTTTCAGTAATATATTTTCTTGGCAAATAATGAACTTCCACTCCATACATTCGGAGTTGTTCATTGATAAGATCTTGTACCAGACTTTGCTCTGATTTTGAACCTTGTAGAAAAAATGGATTTAATGCCATATTCTTAACCTATCATGTCGAGAGGTGGTAACTCATAAGTGTTGGACATTTTTTCCATAATACCTTCAAGATCTTTTTGAGCATCATCATACATTTGTCTTCCATTTAACTCCACGCCACCTGGAAGTTTGACTCCAGTAAATTTCATCATATTCATTCCCCACTGCCTTTTAATCAGAGCTGTGAGATATGGTTTTAAGAAAGAATCGTTCCAAACTCTAGAATAATCGTTTGGATCTAGGGTTGAATAGCAGTCAATGACCAGATAGTCGTCAACACGTAGACTTCCCCAATCAATATCAAGATACAATCTATCTTGACGTTTATTAAATCTTATCTGTTTTTGTGTTGTCAATAAGAAATCCATATCTTCAAGATATGTCTTTACCATTGCATATGAAAGTAACTCAGTAGATCCCCAGTAGTAAATATCATTCAGGAACAACTGATATTTCACACTAAACATATTATTTGTAATGGTATTTGAACCATCAAAGTGAAATAATTTAGTAACTCCAATCACATTTGGTGGAACTTGGAGATAGTTACTATTTTCTTCATAACTAAATGAAGTTGTTGAAGATCCAGTGATAGAAGCACTTGCTGTAGTTGTTGCGATTCCTACCGTGGAGTTTCCTCCTCTAGCTCTTCCTCTATCAATGTCGTCTTGAGTTACTTTGTACTTGTAGAAAGTTTGATAGACTCCATCAAAATGTCTTTCTTGAAAAAATTGAATGGCATCATCTACCAGATCATCAATTTGCTCATCAGCAACGTTGATTTCTAAAACTGGATATCCTAACTGCCTTTTACAGTAGTCTATTAAACCTTGTCTGGTAGATGGTTGTGCCATTTACTCATGTCTCCTTATATTGATATTTAGTTCGATCCTTTTACCAACTCTTGTAATAAATTTTTGATCGTATTCAGATCATCTTTCATTCCTTCAACATCACTTTCCAACTTTTCAACTCTCTGATTTTCAGAGAGTTTTTTGTTTCTGTTTTTTATATACTCATCATACTCATTTTTATTTGTATTGAGTATGGCATTGGTACTAGGATCTCTAACTAGATTTAGATGATCCTTTACTTTTACATATTCCATAATTAAGCAAGAGCAATAACTCTGAGATCTCTAAGTGCTGGTGGATACGCCTGATTTGTGGACGTTAACACCAGTTTTACTCTAAAGTATTTGAATGTTGGGAGATTATCTCTAGTGAAAGTAAAGTCTTGGAAAGTATCTGGAACTCCTGGTGTTGGAGATTGAATTAACTCTACATATGAGTCAGACTTTCCATTACAATCTTCAAGTCTAATAATTTCTCCTCTATCATTCAAATTATCCCAACCTGGGAATGGAGTGAAAATAGGATCAAAACCAGGATCATTTCCAATCGCATACAGTGCTCTAATGTCAGTGTATGGATTCATGTGTGCTGCCGTTACGATCTTAATTGAACTTGCGGCATTCTCAAGAGTCATTTCTTTCGAAATATACTGGAACGAAGATGGATCATCTCCAATAGAACCAACTCTATTATCTAAGGCAAAATCTTCAATAATTCTGCTTACTCTATTTGAAGTCAGAATTACGTTAACTCTTTGAGCATCAACAACAGGCGACAAACGAGAATCTGTCGTTGCTAACTGAAGACTTAGATTTAGAGATTTATTTCCTGGAAGATCTGTCAGTTGATTTGTGGAATTAATATCAGAGCAAATCAGTCTAGTAGATGTCAAATAATTTGGAGTATTAAGTGCTACTGGTTCAAATCCAGTATCAATGAATGGAATTTCATTTCCACTTAAGCTCTTTCCAGTTACTGTTCTCAGATTTGATGTAATATTTGTTCCCTGTGGGGTAATATTCTGAACCTGAGGAGTAATAATTTCAAAAGGTATGTTTTGAGTTGCTTTAACTTCATTTCCTCCTGTTGATTTTTTGGTATTAGCAAAGAGTTTTGGCCATCCTGCTGCTGCTGTTCTATCAACACCATTAGTTGACATATCAATTTTCAAGTTATATGAATCAAATCCAATAGGATTAGCAACAGTAGCATCTCCTAAAGTATGTGTTTTGTTGATTCTTCTCAAAGAAACACCATTTAATTCATACTTGTAAACTGGGGTTCCAACAGGATAATCCTTAGGATTGCTTCCTCTCGTTATCGTTCCTCCAATGGTTCCAGATGTGGCAGTTGTAAATCCAATAACTTCATCGCCAATAAGAAGATAACCAGCATTTGTAGTTCCAA